TGTTTCGCTTAGTGGTGGGGTGTTATGAGGTTGCAGTTCATCGCGATTTATTTCGGCTGTACTCATATCTATTGCTAAGATGGACTTGTATATTAAATCAAATGCTAGGTTAGTCACGCATAGTCCACTTGATTTATCGGTGCATTTATCGTCATTATAAACCATTACGCAAAGTAAAATTAAGTGCGTTAAAGCTATTATGCCTTGAATAGTTAAAACTGTTTTTTCTTTTTGTTTAACATCGTCATTGAAAAGGCCAAACACAGTTGTTGATACCTGCATAGCACGGCCTGGCATGTATGCAATGGGTGAAAATGATGCGCCACCGCTTGCCACTATTTCGTTGATAGCTTTGAAACGTTGAGCTTGTCGATGTTGTTTTGTGGACTTAAACGGCATCCTATCCCCCTAAGTTTTTTGTTTAATTGTATCTTAGGGGGTAGTCGGTTACAAATTGTTATTGGGTGCGCCACTCGTTAAATGAGGGCTTCCAACTAACGGTTTAAAGTTAAACGATTAATTGCTATATGCTCTTAAAGTTTATTTTTGTGCCATTTGTCTTTCGATGTTATCTACTAAAGCCCTTAGTGCCGTGTCATCGTTTTTAATAATCTTATCGCAGATAGCTTTGAACTCCTCAAAAGAACTAACGTGCTCGTATTGTTTTAAGACTCCCGGCCTAACAAACTCATACTGACCAATGGTTTCCGGTTCTTCAATATCTGACTTAGAGAACGGCGTCTTATATTCTATCTGCGCCATTATCTTTCCGTCTTGATAGTCAAGGCATGCTTGGTCGTAATGTTGTTGGAACTTTTTATAGCTGGTTTCTTTTTTGCTATTTAAAAATACGCTACTGCCTGTGCGTTGATAAGCATGCATGACTATAGCGTGTGACCAGTTTGGTTTCCAGCTCTGAGGGTGTGCTTGCCTACACGCTTCATCAAAGGCTTGCTCAACTGGTGGCGCTCCTATGTCCTCAGGTGTGAGCCTGCACATTGAAATGAATTCACCGGGGGATGGGACGAACGGGGAGGGGCTAAGCCTTAATTCTTTTAATCCTTTCTGAACTTTTTCAACAGAATCAATTCTCGCATCTTGAAATGCAAGTATCCATTCTTTCTTTGTGGCTTTAAACTCCGCCTCAGTTGGCCAGCTTTGTTTGAATGCCGGGTTCATTGCTAATAATCTATTAAATAATTGGTTTACTATAGCTGTAGTTGTAACGTCAACATCAAATGACATCTTTAATCTCCTGTAGATTAGTCCCTTAAATAAAATGGCAGCATTGGGGACAGGATTACAATGCGTTCAGGAGCTACCCTAGCCATCGGGTTATTATAAATTAATCGAATATATCTTTCAATTCAGTCCAGCTAGTATCTTCATGGTCGAAGTGACTTTTCTTTTTCTCAAAAATTTCATGCTCGTAACATCTCTTTAATAAATAATTGTGCGGGTAAGGAATACATCCAGCCAAGAACTTAGAGTCTTTTTTAATTTGCTCTTTAAGCTTTGAAATAATTTCTGTGGCATTTAAATGACACCCATCATGGAACCATTGCGCCCTAGCCATATCAAACGAACAGTCTTTGCGTGGGTAAATCTTTTTGAATGCATCGAAGGTATCCAGTTCAGGTTTTGTTAGCTGGTATCCATCTTGTGTTACAGTGATTAACTCCTGAGTTTCGGTTTGATAATAAGTTTCTAGGTACTCCAGGGGCTTTATTTTCTGCTTTGGTTTTGAATTTGAATTCGAATTTTCATCACCCGGATAGTTATTATATATAAACATGAAAAGATTATTGAAAAGATTAATGTATATGTCATGCATATTCTGCATGGGGTCATGCATATTCTGCATGGGGTCATGCATATTCTGCACGACTGAATCTTTATTCAAGTAGTTTAACTCATCAGCAATAAGGTAAGTTGATTGATATCCTGGGTTAAATTTGCGTAAAAGCAATCCGTAAGTTTCGAGTTCATCAAAACAATCAGATATTTTTCTTTTGGATATGGTGGTCTTGTTAGAAATGAATTGAATATTTCTGTCGACAGGTGAGCAGTTTAAATTAAAATCAGACTCTAATCGTAAAATGCAATATACTTTTAGCGCATCACTTGAGAGCGCCAGACAGATATCTTCATTTAAGTTAACATACCTTTTTTTCTTTACAGATTGAACTTTAAAGCTTTCTTGGTTTTTCTTTTCTGTGCTATAATTTTGGTCATGCATTTATGTTACTCCAGTAATTTAAATGTTTAGTCATGATAAAGACTCCTATTAAGTTTTTATTGTTGTTGTAGGATGTACCTCCGTGCTTGTGACACGTGGGCAGGGAGCGGGATGCTCCTTTATTTTTTCGTTAAACTCCTTATTCAATATCAGTCATATTATCAATAAGCCGAACATAATCAACGTATAACTTCATGAATATATTGTGAATAACAAATAAAAAACAATGCAAATAGTATTGCAAGAACTTTAAAAGATAGGTAAAATTGATGGTGTAAAACTGCAATTTACTGTCTCCAAAGTATGTTTATTGTTGAAAGATCCATTATTCTTCTTACAAGTTCTCACTACTTGTAAGAAGTCTTATTATGAATTAAATAATAATCTCAAAACATCCTCCAAACCAATAACTGCCATAATGTAAACAAAAGCCACCCAACATTGTTTAAGAATTTCTTTAATATTATTTTTGATTAATTTTCGCATGAAGCATCCTTCCAGTTAGCTATCAATTTACCTTCTGTTTTATCTTGTAATATGTATTGCGATTTAATAGGAATATATCCCCATTTCTCCCAATTTCGTAAAGAATTCCAGCTCATACCTGTTTCTTTATGGAATCTGTAATAACTCTTATATATAGCTTTAACATCACTTGGTTTCATTTTTATTACCTTGAATTAATGTAAACAAATTATAAAAAACTATTGACAATATTGCAAGTAATTGCAATAATAATCGCACGTCATTACCGACGCATATTATAAATTAATAAAGAGGTATGAAATGCAAAACGATATATTAGAGCAAGAACAAATCCTATGTGATTCAATTAAAAAACTAGAATCAATCAATAAAAAAATAGCCAAACTGACTGCTACTAAAGAAGAATTAACCAGTGAAATTATTGGATGTTTAGAGCATGATCATGAAGGCCAAAAATCTTATGAGTTCAATGTATGGAAAATTGAAGTTAAAACTCCTATTGTTTATTCGCTAGATAAAAAAGCTTATGAAAGAGGTGATTTTTTTGTGCCTGACGGCTTTAATCCTATTAAACAATCAGTATCCTATTCAGTCGATAAACGTTTGTGTGAGCAATACATGAATGAAGCTCCTAAAAAAGTACGAGAGGTTTTAAGTCAATTAATTACTAAAAAACCAGGCAAGAAAAGCGTATCTATTAAAGAGCGCGTATAATTTATTGATTGATAAGAGGTAATTGATATGAGTATTTTGGATAGTATAGAAGTGTGCGCCCCTGAGGCGCCACGCATTACAATATATGGTAAGCCTGGTATTGGTAAATCTACACTTGCTAGTAAGTTTCCCGATCCTTTGTTTTTGTTAACCGAAGAAAACGGGCTAAACGGGATTAAGAAATTACCAACCATTTTAAATTTCAAACAGTTGTGGCGTACGGTTAACGACCTTTTGAAAGAAGAAAAATTGCCATTCAAAACATTGGTAGTTGATAGCATATCTAAACTTGACGCTTTAGTAGTGCAATACATATTGGAATCAGAACCATTAAATAAAAATGGTCAGCCGCCATCAAGTTTAAACGCTGCATGTGGTGGTTATGGGGCTGGGTTTTCGCGAGCGCAATTAATTCATAGGAATTTAAAAGCGTTGTTTGATAGGTTTCGTGAAAGGGGAATAGCCGTTGTGTTTATATCGCACGTTGATATTTCTAGGCATAAAGCTCCAGATTCAGAGGATTATGATATTTATACGATTGTAATGAACCATAATAAATCACGTGAAATATATATTGATGATGTCGATCTCGTTGCGTTTTGTAAACTTAAATCATATACAAGCGAAACTGAAAGCGGACGTACCCTAGTACGCAGCACAGACGATAGAACAATGAATGTTGGAGTCAATGAAGCCCACGTAAGTAAAAACCGCTATAACATTCCTAATTCTCTTCCTATGGATTTTGACGAGCTAGCAAAATATATACCATTTTATAATTTAAAGGAGAAAACCCAATGAGTTTTTGGAAGTCACCAACAGGGAAAGCAATTACAGGAAACGAACGCGATTCTTTTTTACAAGATTTTTCAGTTATTCCAGACGGCACAATGGCACTCGCATCTATAAAAATGTGCATGATAATCGAAGCCGATGCAACACAATACAAAGAAGCAGAGCGGTATATAGAAGTAATTTATAAACTTATTGATGGCGAATTTAAAAATAGAGAAGTTAAACAAAAAATAAAAGTTTTCGCAGGTAAACCAGAATCAATTCACAGAAATTTAAATATGCTTAAATTGCTCATGACATTATGTGAATTTAAACCAACTCATAATGAAGAGCCTACAGAGTCCGAGCTAGGCAGTTTATGCGATAAAATTGTAGGTATTAAAATTGGTGAGTGGTCTATTCCTACTCAAGATGGAGGAATAATTGATGGCAATAACGTGCGCGAAGTGCATCCTTCTAATAACTTTGAGTGCGAAACAGGAATTAAAAAAGAACCTGCACAATCATCGCCAACAAAATCGCATGTTGATAGTGCATTTTCGCGGAATGCTAAAGATGGGTTTAAAGATCTAAACGATGATATACCATTTTAATTTCTAGAGCTTAAACATAATGATAAAAAATAAAACAGGATGGCTTACCAAAAAGCTGGATAAACTTGATTATTCACGGGGTGAAATTCCCCGTGATTATATTGGTGCTTCATCTATTGGCGCGGATTGCATGCGTCAAATTTGGTACGAATTTAAAGGTAAAAAATCTAATCCAAAAGATATTGCGCCAAAACTACATCGAACTTGGAATATCGGCAGAAATTTAGAAAGTTTGATAGTCGAATGGTTAACAAAAGCTGGTGTTAAATTAATTGTTCCGCATGAAACAAACCACTACCTCGAGTTTTTTGATGCTGAATATCCATATTTAAGGGGGCATTGCGATGCAATATTAATTAAGCCTAAAGCAATACTTGAAATAAAAACGGCAAAGGATTCTAGCTTTAAAGTTTTGGTTAAACGTGGCGTTTATGATTGGGATCAAAAGTATTATTCTCAAATTCAATCATATATGGGAATGTCCGGCATTAAAAAAACGTATGTATTGGCGTTAAATAAAGATACTAGT